TAGAACCTTCTACCATATGCTTTCATGAAGTTTCTGTCCATTTGTAGTCCACCCCAGTAAGGCCAACCATGATCGTTCCATGCACCTTCGTAGCGGTGGATGCACAGTAAACCTCTTGTTACGTAATCTGATGCTTGGGCTGTCGATGTCGCCGCCAGTGTCGCTAGTATAAACACTAGCGAGCTTAGTGCGAGCAGCTTACGCAAGATTGACTCCTTTGTAGCTTACTAGGTGCCCTCAGACCAAGAGGGTAGAGCTAGTTGTCTATCTTATCACCTTCTTTCCTATAAGGTTTTTCTCGCGATTGACGAGCATGGGCTTGGTGTACCTGCAATTCTCCCGTTTACACCAAGCATAATCATCTACTGTCCAAGGCGTTACATCAGTTCTGATGCCCCACCTATGAAACCCTAACTTGCAGAGTATATGCCCAATCATTTTCTTCCCATTTTTTCCCACGTCCATCCTGTTCCGCCCGGATTGTCGTAGTAGCTAGGATAGCCAGACTTGATCTGTTCTGATTCTGGCCTGGTATTACCACCCAAGTAAAGCTTTTCTCCTGACAGAGTTCTAATCCAAGTACGACGAGCGCGGTATTCCTTAGGACGCTGTATAGCTGAGATTAACTGCCTCAGCCGTATGCGTTCCTCGTATGTCATTCTTCTGTGTTACGCCAGTATTCGTGCATTACGGCGAACGGTTCCTTAGCTAGAGCCTCGTTGTGTTTGTATCCTGGCCCGAAAGTAAACCACTGGAACAGATGCCTTAACGCATCTATGCCGTGAGGTACTTTTGTAGCCATACCTCGCACTATATAGCCATGCTGCTTTAGCATCAGGTTCGTATAGTAGCCCTTGCCCTGTGCCGGGGTTTGTAAGAAACAGGCGCATTGGTGATCTGCGATTTCTGCGTACAATCGCGCAACTCCGATTAGCTGAATTGGGAAGTATTCTATTCCCGTTGCAGCCTTTTGATGTCCTCCCCGAAACTCGAAACTCTCTATAACGATGTATCTCGGTTCCAGTTCTTTGAGTCGTCTCCATAGATCATCTACCTCGTCCGTTGCTTGAAAGACTATGTAGTGAAGTTTCCCGTGTTTGATCCTCGCTTGTGCGTACCCCGTCATTATCCCCGGATCTATCGCTATTACTGTCGTCATTCACCACTTCCCGCGCTAGCATGAGGTCGTGTACGGTGTGCAACTTCTTCTTCGGAAAGTCCTGCCTTACTTTTAGTAATGCTTCTCCCACTTGTGTAGGATCTGTGTTCTGCATCTCCACCTCCCAAGAATATCAGAGCCAACACAAAAACTAGTGCGGCATACACGATCCCCAACACCAATACCACCACTTGCCAGCTCATGCGTACTCACTCATGTGTCCCCAATCGTGTCCGATTGATAGGTCTGCTGTATATGGGAAGTCCCAACCTAGCGACTTCTTTGGTGCAAGCTGCATTAACTCTAGAACCTTCTCAGCTACCTCAGTCGCGTACTTCTTCTTGACGTTGATGAGGATAGAATCGTGGACAGTTACGCGAGGCTGCGCGAACTGCCACATATCGGATTCTACCAACCAGTCCACAAGATCACACAATGCCCAGTTGGTGATGTTGGCTGCAATGTTCTGGGGCTTGAAGTTGATGAATTGTTTGACAAGGTGATCACGTGCGGATTCATCAGCGGGTATGACATAGCAGCGTCTTTTGTGGCCGAAGGGAGATTGTATCTCTCCTTTGGTAAGACACTCATTCTCTATCTCCTTCGTCCAAGCCCAAACGTCAGGAAAACGATCCCACCAGAAGTCAATGTATTCTTGCGCTTCCTTCTGGGGCATATGGTATAGTTGAGCAAAACTGTATGCACTTTGCCAGTAGGCGACACCGAAGTTGATGTTCTTCGCTCTAACGTACTGCTCATACGTGTAGTCCTCTCCATAGAACTGAGCCGCTACTTCCTTATGGAGTGATCTATCAGTGTCGAGATAAATGGACTGAAGATTGGTATCTCCTGAGAGTACGGCAATCGTTCTAAGCTCCGCTTGAGATAAGTCTGCGCTAAGGAATACGCACCCGGAGTCAGGGACAAATGGAGTTCTAATGTTTGGGAGTCCTTCTTTTGGTCTGGTGATGTTTTGGAGATTAGGGCGACTTGATGAGAGCCTGCCACTTTCCGTTCCGTGAATCTTAAAGTCAGAGTAAATTCGTCCATTGTAAGCTTTTAACACCAGCCCTTCTAGGTAGTTACCACGCTGCTTATCGAGAGCCTTGAAGTCATCGTAAAGCTGCGTGACTTGCACTACGCGCTTAGGATGCACGACGGTGGTATCTACCTTGTACGTTCCCGTTTGAAGTATCTGCTCACGAACGAACTGATCCGTCGATTGCTTACCTTGTCGCTCAACCTTGGGACGCATCAGTTGATGCTCTAACTTCCACTCGTCGTAATACAGCGTGTTCATCTGCTTAGGCGAATTGAAGTTGATCGCACGTCCTACCAGACCTTCAACGTCCCTCCGATAAGCTTCAAGTTTGGGCCAGACTTCCGCTTCAAGGATATTGCAAGCGGCTTCTGAATCGTAAGCAACACCTTCCAGTTCGATCCTAGCGAGAGCTTCTGAGAGTCGTATGAGCATAAGTCTATACGGCTTATCCCAAACGTTATCGTTCTTTGCCCTAGCCGCAAGGATTTGGAAAAGACTGATCGTTCCAGCTGTATCAAATCCGTTGTATTCGTAAAGATCAAGCTTTGCCCGTTTGATAGATCCAGTTGCGCTTTCAAGGAACTGTCCCGTTTTCTTGAAGTGTCTGACAGATTGCGGTTCATATTTAGGCCACCCTAACTCGTCTTTTAGCAGCCACTCTAGTGAGTGACCACCTGCTCCACTTTCAGGATCACCTGGACGTTCATCCAAGCACCACGAAAGCAGCATACTATCTTCGTCTACTCTTGCCGGGATTCCATGTGATCTGAGAACTTTAACATCATACTTTCCATTGTGCCAAAGATACGAGGCTTCCGAGGCTTGAAATCCGTAGAGTTCACGAAGATATTGTAGCCTCCATTCCACATTTCCACAGGGCACAACGCCGAACACCACTGACCGCTCAGGTCTAATACTGAAACCAGCGCATGAGATTCTGCCGGTATGACTCGGATCTTTAGCTGAATCTCTACTGACTTCGATGTCGGATCCAATGATAACTCCTTTACCGAGGTTTGAGATTTCATTAAGAACCTTCTCAGCCAATTCATTAGCTTCCTCCAAGTCATCTACCCACTTCACCTTAGGCATTTTAGGCTCAGGTAGCGGATCAATGGCTAGACGAAAATCTCTCACAAGCTCGGGAAATGTATGATCGTCACGAAGCACAACAGCGGGATTATTTGTGATAATCACCCGTTGTCTCTTTCCACTCCCGTTCACTCGTTCATGCACGTAGCCGCGATTGGCGCTAATGTTCGATTCACCTTGAACCGTCCAAGCTGCCTCACGACCACAAGCAATCACGGTGTCACAGTCTTTAATCTCATGTTCAAGACGTGGCTGACAGTGCATTATAGCCTTAGCAAATCCCTGCTCAGTACCATCTGATTGACAGAGAACTGCATTTGTGGCTAACACGTCATCCCTGGACGTTCCATGAAGCTGTAGTAAGTGGTCTAATACTCTACCCGACGGGCCTGCAAAGCTTTTGCCGTTTAACCCCTCGTAATAACCGGGTGAGCGACTTACGACCGCTGTACGGGCCTGTGGTGGCCCTGTGGTGGCTGCAAACGACCTATTGTAGAGCGGGCATCCGTCGCATTCAGCGTATGGTGCCTTAGGTGTGACTTTATTCTTAGCCGACATATTGTGAGTAATGTTCGATCATCACATCTACTCCATTACCTAGTTCATCCAGTGATCCGTTGTTGAAGATCGTGTAGTCTACCAAGTCAGGATCTATACCATCCTCACTCCTGTGCGGGTCTTTGCTAACAGCGGTCGCTCGTGATACCTCAACGTTTATACCATCAAGCAACGTGATACGCTTAGCCTCATTGTCAAAGCGTACATCACTTATGACAATGTTGCGCTCCGCATAGTAACCCCGCACAGGCAGTAGAAGCTCCACCCAAAAGTCATGACCCATTTCAGGAACATCACGATGAGCCTCAGTACCATACCGTTGTAGAAAGGTGCGAAACGTTAGATCGTGTGTCTCACCAGTCTCATGCACCGTTAAGCTGACTATCGCGTGTGGATCATTCTTCAACTTATCAACATGGTGGAACGGTATGTCAAACAGTGCAGCGACCGACTTCTTTAGCGGATCGGCGAACGCGCGTCTCTCGAAACCATGCTGCTTTACGAGAAATGCAGCGACCGTATCCTTACCAGCACCTTTGAGTCCTGTAAGTCCTATCAGCATTCTATCAATTCACCAATCGCTTCTTCGATCTTGTTGTGTGCCCGATCTAGGGACATAGTTATAGCACTGTTTCTAGCATCTACTTCTTCTGGAAGTGGGCCGATAGGCAAAATAATAAAAGCATCGTTTATACTGTTTTGTGCTGCTGTTAGTGACCACTGGATTTCCTCGACTTTCCTCCAGTGTATCAATCTATAGCGGCCAAAAAGCATCCCCGCCTCCTGCTGTTTTTGTTTTTTGTGCCAGTCCACGTTGAACTATCGTAATCAACACATCATCGGCTTGCTTCTGACTAAGCCTAAAACGTGTCATTAAGCGCGACCGCATGATGCCTGGGTTTTCTTCTATTGTAGAGACAATCTTCTGTAGCTTCTTCTCTGCGGCTCCAACACCAGCGTGCATGATTAGATCAACTGAGTTAGGCGCCCATCGTTGGACATAGTACGCAGCGTTGGCTACGTCGTCAGAGTTGATCGTTATGGTATTTTTCTTGCTAGGATGCTGTCTTGAAGCTCCTAGCAATACAGCCATTTTGAGAACACTATCGGATATGCGCTCAAACGTGGCGAGCGCGGCAGGTCTGCTAGGTTGATAACTAGCAGCTTCGCGCCTCATACCATCTTCTATTGAAGCAGATAGTTTCCAAGCTCTATCGTCAAGATCAGCGACGATGCGTGGAGATTGCATGACTGTCTGCCCACCGATCTTAGTGGGAACATCAGCAGCGTACAGTTCATACATATCAGCTACTTTATTTCTGAGCGCACTATGCTTATCGAGTATGGTTTGAATTGGCCTCTGCGTATTCCTGATGTTATCGAGATTAGCCTCTCCTGTGACGACCAGGAATCTAGGCAGAAAGCCAGAGATTACGTAATCTTCGGTGGTGTTCTCATAGACGTGATCTGTGATACCTCCACAGAACATGATGAATAGCGGAGAGTTCACCATGATTTCTTCCTTGCGAAGTGTGCGCTTCAATACTTGTGGAGCGTCATACAACTTCGTGAGGAACTCTCGCATACCAGCATGATACTCCTTCTTGTTGATTGAGGCAAAGAATCCACTTACCTCATCAATGAAGAATACGCTGGTCTTACCAGGACGTTGTTCAAGCGAAGTAACCAAACCTTCTGCTGTACCGTCAGTAGCTATGATGGTATCGGTATCAGCCAACATAATCAAGTCCCTAGCCATATCCATAGCTGTCGTCTTGCGAGACAGTGTTGAGTCTCCGAGAATCAAGCCATATAGATTAGGCACGATACCACTTGCCTTATGACGCGCTGGCAATCTCACAGAAGTTGAGACTACAGATGAAAGAATCATGAAAGCGGCAAGTTTGTGGTATTCGGGAACTGCGTCTGTAGCGTCTTGTGCCCAATCGAGATACTCGTCTACAAATGTCTCGCTTGCTGGCTCATCTATGAAGTGTGGCATCTTCAATGGCTTCCACTCATCAGGGAGATTCATGCCATTACGTGATGCCTGTGCCTTTAGTATCTCTTGCCAAAGATGTTCGTCAGGTCTACCGTCCCGAGCATACTTATTGCTGGGAGCAGACTTAGCTACGACAAATGTTTCTTCCACTGACATACCGGCAGTTAGACAGATGTGGTGTAGCTTCCACAATATGCTAGACCAATCTGCACCATCGTCAGGCTCCTGAGTGTAGGTAGCCTCAAAACGAGTACCACGTAGCTGATTCTGATAGTGATACATAACCTGCTCGACAGTGGGAAGATCATCGTCTGTAGGGAGTGCAATATCTACTGGTTGCGTAGGAGCCAACAGCTTCTCAAACAGCAGCGGTGGTGCCTTGACTTCTGACGCATGACGTAGATGTATCAGTTGTGGAGGATCGTGCTTGTAGTTGTACGTCAGTGGTACACGTAGAAGTTGTACCATATCCCACCCTGATGTATCTGAGCCAGTGTGGTAAGCCAGCCTTCTACTGTATTCCTCAGCTTGTAAGGGGGCGATAGTAACTGACAAACGCCAATAAGCCTGCCAACGTCCCTCGCTACTCTCAACTGAGATAGGAGGCGTGAAGTTGTCTAACGACCCAGGATCAACGTTATCTAGGTCAGCCCACAGAAACGAGGATTCCAGGCAGTTTTCCTTCTTACGTTCACGTTTGTTTAGCAGCGACACGCAGAAATAGAGATTGCGCTTGTTCTCATTGACGAGAATAAACTTCTCAATCTCTCGCCAATCACCTGGCCACTCGAAGAACCTCTGTTTGAATGAAGCTCTTGGTGAAATCATTTCAGTAGTGGCTAAACACAAAAATCCCTGTTGATCTTCAAACAGAAGTTCAAAGAATTTTGCGCGAATCTCTGATTCACTGGGCTTCATAATAAAACAGGGAAGCTAGGAGGAGGGCACCTGTCTAACTTCCCTAATAGGCCCGGTAGGAGTCGAACCTACGACCGTCGCATTATGAGTGCGCTGCTCTAACCACTGAGCTACGGGCCTAACCAACCTGTTTACTCTCTCCCTACAGGATTTGTACCTCTATCTACGGATCAACCACCACGACACAAGTGTACGTACCGGGCTTCAATCCGTTAGCAGTTACAGTTGCATCCTCGACGTTCCCACTTGGGGAATCACCGATGTTTGCAGGAGTGCTGTCCTTACAAGTGATCTGACTCTTAGTGCCACCACTCGCTTCGGACTTCGCCTCAATAGTCAAGTCAGTCAGAGGCGTATCACTTGCAGCGAACGTTTCACCGATATACGGATCAGCCGCACAAGTGGTGTTGGTATCCACCGTGACCGAATGACCACTACTGTCATCAATGGAGTATCCAGCAGGTGCAGCAGTTTCCGTTACAGTGTAACTACCGAATACCAAACCATCAACACAGACGGTTCCATCAGCACCGGAGGTTACACTATTGGAATAGCTACCAGGGCCAGTAATAGAGAACGTGGCTCCTGCAAGCGCCGTACCCTTGCTAGAAGTCTTACTGATCTTGATAGCACCCAACTGCTGGTTATTGACATACGTACAGGTAATGTCATCACCAGGATTGATGTTAGCAGTAACCGTTCTACCGCTAGTGCTAGCATCAGCCGCAGCACCAGTACCCGTACAACTCACACTATCGAATGCGAATCCCGAAGGATCTGCACCTTCAGTGACAGTATAAGTACCAGTGTGGAGATTGTCATACACCTGCGTATTACCAGCCGAGTCACCACTGGAGTTACCTGCGTCATTCAAACTGAACGATGCACCATCCAATGCTGATCCTGCTGGCCCTGTACCAGTGTAAGTAAACGACTGGTCAAGTCCTCTAGGAGCAGTATGCTTGATGATCGTCAGCTTACCACAGTTGCTGAAGTGCAACGACACTGGTGCGATGAAGTCCTTAATCTCAGACGTAAACGAAGTCGAAGAACGTGACTTCACATACGCAGAGTTGAAGGACTCACAGGAGTTAGGTGGAATGATATTGGCACACGCCATATCAATCGCAGCCTCACCAAACTGTTGTGCGGGACGATTAACAGCAGGGTTGCCACCGAGATTCTCGGAAACCTGCGCTGCGTTAGTCTGACCCTCAGAACAGCTAGATGAGATAACTCCATCATTCGTCCAGCTACTACCATTCCAGTGGTACTTAGTCAGCGTCGGAGTATTCGATCCACCCTGGAATGCATAGTTAATGAGTAGATCGTTTACAGTACGAACAAGCAACTTCGGCCCTGGTGTAGTGAGATCAGGCTGTGCTTTCGCATTGATCTCAAAGTCGAAGTTTACCGTACCCGACTGATTCTCGCGTGACCATGCAAGATACAACATCTGATGACCATTAGCGAGAGTCTCGCCCGCGATTGCAAAGCGAGCTAGATCGGCCTTTGAGTTAGGAATAGAACCGGAGACAACGGTAGTTGCTACGTTATCTTCCTTTGCACCCTGACCAAAGGAGTTATCGGTAGTGCCTGTTGGCTTATCTACACCAACAGAAAGATTGGGCGCGTTTACCCAATCGTGATTGCCTGCTGTGTTCACCACGAGGTTTCCATCATTTCCCTCGAAGTTTGAACCAGTGAGATTAGCACTCGCACTAGTGACATAGAACACCACAGCAAATACCGCAACTGCTGTGATCGTTGCCAACGACAACCAACGTCGTTTACGCACAGTACCTCCTTGTGATCCCCCCTGGGATTGAGGTGTGATACTGGGCGAATTAAAATGGGCGCACTACTAAGCCGTGTCATTTAAGTATCCCGGCGTTAAAAGGAATACCCCACATCATCATCTTAGAGTACGCTGTCTCCTGCCGTGACAGCCTCACCAGCAGGCTTCACAGACTTGACAGGATTGTTATACTCACCTTCGATGATGTTACCCTGACGATCCTTCTTCGGCTCCTTGCCGATAGTCACGACACACGGAGCTTCGATGAAGTTATCGAAGTCAGGATCGAACGTCTTGCTTAGCACTTCTTCCTCAGGCACACCAAGAGCGATGAAGAAGCGAGCAAGCATACCCTTCATCTTAGCTGCCTTACCCTTGTCGTAATCCTTCGGAGGAATTACGAACTGTACCCACACACGACGGTTCTCGTATTCCTCATCAGTGATCTTAAACTGGCACTTAACGATCGGAGTACCAGCAGGCATCTTACCCTCACCACTGAGATTCTTTACTGCATCCATCGTGATTTCTACAACTTCTGCGTTGTAGCGTCCAGGCTCCAAAGGATCAAAGCCTTTCATATCAGCATCGCTGAGATTCAGCGGCCCTGACATCACTCACCTTCTTTCTTCTCGTCTTTAGTCTCAGGCTCTAGTTTCACGCCTTCTACGATGTCCCACATTGAAGTGAGACTTGGGTTCTCTAGTGAGTTACCGAGAACCTTTGTCCTATCTTTACCTAGGACACGATCCGAACCTACAACTTGTAGCGTTCGTGTTATATCACCTCCCCGATTTCGGGCACGATAGTAGCCCACAACGTCAAAGAAACCTGGGACTTCGCGCACAAGTTTGCCAGCAAAGCCCGGACGATACTTGTCAGGTTCGTTGTCCCGTTGATCTATACCCAAAGCACCTGTGCAAATGAAGTGGCATGGCAAGTCTTTGAAAGCGCGGGTGATGAGGCGGATATGATTTCTGACAATTCCCCACTCTCTAGGCGAGGGAACGTCAATATCAACACGATCCGGGTTACGGTTATACGCATCTTTCATCACCTTCCGCATATCAAGATCAGCTAGCTCAGTCAATGAATCAATGCCCATTGACTTCCACGGCAGTTTCCCGTTTTCTATGCTATGGTACAGCATATTGTATTTGTCCTCAACCTCAGAGATTGAGCGTACCTTGATGATGTCGATACCTGGCTTATCACGCAACGTCATCATGCCACCCTCAACGTCGAAGATAAGCATAGGTCGCAAACGCTCATCATCCTCTGCTGTACCAAGAAAATACGTCTTACCTACACCCGGTTCACCGTAGAGAAATATGTTCATCCACTCGACAATCTCCACAGGTGATGTAACTTGCAGTTTCGCACGTAGCTCGTCACTACCAGCATCTTTCACCTGTGCGGGTTTTCTAGTTCGAGCCGCTGTTGCCATTCGTTTCCTCCACTCTACCCGCAACTTGAACGTGGTATCCGTTGTCCACACAAATCTTTGAGAGTTGATACATAGCGTGTGGAGTGCAGAGAGCTATCCCGTTTACAGTATACATGGCTTTAGCGATGTTACTAGGACAGAACGTACAATAGCCAGGACGTGTGAGTACGCCAAGCGGCCCTTTGTGTTCAAGTGATTGCGTCGTCCTGTTCTGTATCGCTTTCAGGCGTTGTATCGTCTTGTCGTCCAGCGGCACTATCATCCCCTTCTTCCACTAGTTTACCATCCTCGTAGATTGGCACATCGCTGAATATCTTTCTTGATGTTGCTATCGCATCGGCGTGATTTTGATAGCCTTCTGAGCTAGACACAATCTCGTTGTTTCCAGCGATACGATGGAAATACCACAAACCTTCTACACCCCTGAAAATCTCCACTCTTTCACCAGTAGGCATTTACCTGTCCTTTGCGTGGTGGTAGTTGTTCTCTACGAGAAACTCCCAATCTTCGCCAGCCTCCATAGCCATGCAAGGTGGGCGGAATTGACAGTTGATGCAATCCCACGACTTTCTAAGATTGGGATATATCCTGATGTCAGGATTGAGCATATCAAGTGCTTCAAGATATATTCTCTCACCTGCCGATCGAAGTTGGTGCCTGTTACGACGGACGAGTTTACGTACAAAGAACTGCTCGTCTCCAACTTCTCTAACCCAATCGAAATATCCCTGGTGTTTCTCGTCAAGATCCATGTAAGATATGTCTGCGTCACGCATCCATTCCTGCAACATCTCAAACGTGGTCGATTCGTTGTTTCTATCGACACTGAACATACCTCCACGAACTGTCGTAGGAGGTTTTGGTGAAGCTTTACGAAGAACGTTGTAGATCAGTTCTTCCATAGGTTCACCCGCATGAGGCAAGTCATAGTAGGATGCTTCTATCTCAGCAGCCCACAAATACGTAGTAACTTGCTCGTCACTCTCTAGCTTCAAGTCAAGCTCGGAATCCATCTTGTCTGCGGTCTTATGATCTATCAAGCCAAGCCTACCATTAGGCTTAGCATAGAACGCATCAATACGACCGCGACTATGGACTTCCAACATCTTGCCATAGTTGGGTGACTGTTCTCTTACGTCTCTAGCTTTGAGGATACAGTCATTCTCGTAGTCCCATATAGGAACAGAGAAATCATGCTCGGCTACGATAACCTCGAAGCCGTCATACTCATTAGCGAAACGTTTGTAGTTCTCCAACATACCGATACCAAGCTCACGCATCTCAGTAAACTCATACTCGTCAGCATCGGGAAGTATCTCCTGCAAACCTCGCACCAGAAACACGTCCAATCCCGGCGCATTATCTGCGTCGGGCACCCTTATGGGTGATAGATCGTAAACCTTATCCAACCAATCAGCGGTAACTGTACCGCCCATCCATTGAATATCAAACCATGTCTTGAAAGCCTCTACAGGATCACGACGTAAGCCTGGAGTATACCAGCATTCCAGTCCGTAGTGAATACCTGTACCTAAAAAGAACGGGTGGTATACACCACCAACGTCAGCCTTAATAGTTAGGCTTTGTCTTGCTGGACTAGACCAATCCCACTTACGTCTACAAGCTTTGAATGTCGCCCTATCCGAGTTGTGAATAGGGATGACATCATACTTGCTAGGGATTTCTGGCGGAGTCCAGACTGGTGCTATTTCGGTGGAAATAAAAACTTCTCCCGTTCCTGCGATTTCCCGCTAATTGGCGGGACGTGAATGGACTACCCTATCACACGCGGGAAGCCGTGTCAAGCACTAGTTTTCTCAAAAGCTACGACTCTGCTAGGATCTGGTGAAACGGCATCAAGTAGAGCATGAGTAGCTTCGGCATCTGACTCATACGTACCGTACAAGTGCCAGCCAACGAATACCTGGAAATCAGTCTTACCAGTGATCGGATCGTAATGCGGCTGAGTATAGTTACCGCCCAACTTCATAGCTACGCCCTCCCTGGTAGCTTACGAAACATATTGCGCCACTTCTGCTCACTGTGAATTGCCGCCTTTAACATCTTACGTGCCAACGTATCGTTATGGCGCAACTTCCACAATGCAGCGATCGTGCCTTTAGCCTCGGGTGTTAGACCTGACGGCTTAACGTTTAATGGAGCCTGATTCGACACCGTACAGTAGCCTCATCTGTTTGTTAGCGGTTTCTTTGTCAGGCATACAACCGTGAATTTTACCAGTGTCAGTATTGACAACGGCATACGGTTTGCCTGCTGGACACTTGCTAGATTTCATTACCTTGTAAGGCATCATCACCGCCTTAACGATTATCGGGGGAGTAGCTGGCTAGGTGACTACTCCCCCGATTTTTTAGTTACTTACGAGTGCCCGCCGATAACACCAGATCCAAGCCGCAGTTTCTTTGTCATTCAACCACCCCCTCAACAAACACAATGGTTGGTAAGCTCAAGAAAGTATGCGCTAGGTTCTTTCTCGTTGGAATATCGAACAGAAGTCCAACCCCGCATAGTACCAGCAGGTTCCAATCTCACGACTAGTTTGACACCACGCGCTCCTGCACGTCGTCGCATAGACTGTAACGTACAGAAACTACACCTAGTCAGTTCACTCAAAGGAATCACTTTCCATCCATCTTGTGTAGGCTGCTACGTGTTCAGGATATACCTGACTGATGATCGTGCGGTTGCGTTCATCAGCTTTAGCGATAAGCCTCAAAAGCTCTGCGCTAAAGTTACTACCACGACCAGCCATTATCTGAGCAACGTGCAATCTATCGTACTCAGACAGTTTACCAAAGATCACAAGTTGTCCTCGCTGTGTCTCCTAGCAACCATATCACACAGCTTCACGATAAGCTTGCCACCTAGCGAACCAGCAGCAACACTGATAGTTCGCTGACCTCTACCATTCACAGCATAGAACAGTTGAATGGCATGACGCCGATCGCGTGGAACGGTCAGATGTATGACATTGATGTCTTTGCCTACAACCTTACGATGTCGCATAGCAGGGTCAATCATGTTTGCTCCCGTTTGAAAAGATACGTGCAGATGTAGGAGTCCCACTTGACTAGGACGCCTGCTGGTCTTGTGCGAGTATCTACTAACGCGGTACTAAGTTGATGTGTTGCTCTCGCACCCTTATAGAAATTAGTCCACGTCTTGATACCCGCCCTACGACAGATAGTTAGGATATCCTCCCAACTATCTGTCATATAGGCATCGACGAATTCTTTAAGATTCATCGTTGTCACCGTTCTGTAGATCACTGTCGTCAGTCTCGTCAGCACCGAAGATTGACTTGAACCAGCTACCCTTCTCTTGCACCGTACCCAAGACACGATAGTCCACTGTGCCTTCTGCACGAATGTAGATTAGCTGTGATGCTCCGGTCTGACCAGGACGATAGATACGACCGATAGCCTGCTTGTTCTTAGCTGGCGACCAATCTTGATCTAGGAAGATAGCCCTGTGAGCCTTAGACAAGTTGATAGACTCACTACCAACCCCCAACGTACAGAGGAACACCTGATAGTCACCAGTCCACCACTTCTCATGCCATAGATCGTAACGCTGTGTCTCACTCATATCCGCAGTTAGATGCAGATACGTGATACCAGCTTTCTCCAATCGCTTCTTGAGCAACTGTAGTGGCTGCTTGAAGCAGGAGAATACGACCACTTGATCCTTACGCTCACTATCCCACTCTAGCGACTCGATGATTTCCATAGCCGCATCAAGCTTTGAGCTAGGCTCAGTTAGTTCGACTTCAATCACACGACGTTCTTCCTTATCAGACCACTCATCACGCAGAACCTTAGGAGTTGCCACACTGATCTGCCTCAGTCTAGTTAGCGCAGACAGAACAGTAGGACTATGCAACGGAACACCCTGAGCATCCAACGCAGACAGATACTTCACGATACCGTCATACATCTTCTGCTGTGCAGGGCTGAGACTTACAGGAACGACAGTCTCAATCGGTTCTGTAATGTCAGGGAAGCATTCAATCATCGTGCGACGAATGCCGACACGTCTGACAAGTGCCTTAAACTCATCTTCCTTGTCAGGCTTGATACCCACGATCTTCTTGTAACCTCCTACGAAGTCCTGTTCGCAGAAGTAATCGCGGAATGCCCAGTAACCAGTCCCACCCACGATTTCAGCATGAGGACTGTTCTTACGACCACTGTACGTGAAGTCAAGCAGACTCCAGATTTCAGCGGGATTGTTCACGAATCCAGTTCCAGTCATCACAAACTTGTGAGCAGACTTTAGCTTCTTGATGTTGCGAGTCCACTGACTGTCAGGATTCTTGATCCTGTGTGCCTCATCCACGAAGATAGCATCCCAATGCTTAGTCATCAGAATCTCGTTTAGTGGGTGAGTCATCTCATACGTACCATCTTCTTCACCAGTCTCAGGATCGACGTGCATCACGTTACGCATCATAGGCTTACCCTTACTGTCAAGCCTAGGCTCGCCATTCTCCCTAAAGACCTGTTCTTGAACAGGCTGTGGTAGACACTGACGATTGGTGAAACAGTTGTAGTGAGCAAGCACTACAACCGGACGGAAGTAGAGAGGATCAGGAAGCTCAACCTTCTTGTTGTATCGGGTAATCACCTTACCACCCAATACCATCTGGAATCCTTTAGCTGTAGCAACGAACGTATCCCACTCAGGTAGGACTTCGTGCAACGACTCCAGATATGCTCCCTTACCAGTCTTAGTGGTAATCACCAAGACGCGAGGATTAGGGATATGCCTTAGCTTTGTCTCCCAAAGCCACTCAGCAGTAGTAGTTTTGAAAGTACCCATTTCATTCCATAGGGCACCTTCATCCTGCTCTGCCAGAATCCCAATGTCATTGATTTGGAACTCTGCCTTCTGAAACTTGCCAGAGGGCTTAGGCTTCAAGATTGGCTGTCTTGATAGACTTGCCTCCAACGTTCACCATCCAATCTCCCGTTAGGATATATGATTGTGTGTGGTACTTTACGCTT